AATATATTGAAGTCTTTGTATTCTAATTTATCTAATCCTAATCTTTCTCCCCAACTTCTTAATGAATGTTTACCCACTCTATCTGGATTAAACAAGTAAGATAAGATTAAAGTATCTTCTATCTTACACAGTGGTATATCTGATTGCCAAAGTTTATTTAATACAGGAACATCAAAGGATAATAAGTTATGGCCTATTAGTTTATCATAGGATGTGATTAACTTATTAAAGGTACTGGCTCTGGTATGGTAAGTTATAGTTCCTGTATCTCTATCTTTACAGACACAGATATGTATCTTAGTTGCATCTAATCCGTCAGTTTCTATGTCCAGAAATAATGTTTTCTGCATTGTCCTGTGCTTCTTTTTCTGTCTTACCAGTGGCTATAGTAACCCATTTCCAAGGGTTAAGGAAGTAACTATCTCTATGTTTCTTATAGAAATCATGCTGCTGTTCATTCCATTTTTCTAGTAGAGATAGGTGAACTTCAGCCCAAACTCTATGAACTTTGTCTGTTCCTTCTCTTATATCTAACTTTTGTCTTATGTTCATTTTGTTCATCATCAGGTTTCTTTCTTTTGAGATACTTGCTTTTAACATTACTGTCCCACTTCCATTCTTTCTTACTTCTTTGAATCTTTCGTTCCATATTTCTCATCCCAAATTAAATCTTGATTGAAACCATCCGGCCATACTATCTTTACTTTATGATGTGAAGTTATTTCTTTTAATATAGAAGAGTGATCGCTGAGAAGTTTCTCTGCTAACTCAAAGGTTCTATCAGAACTTACCTTAGTTCTTATGTTTAACCATAGCTCAGTGTATTCTATACTTGATAAAGTAAAGTTAACAACCCTTGGTGTAGTATCTTCTGTCTTATCCTTTACTATACCTTCTTTCATAATAAGAGACATTATCTATCTTCCTTTCTCGTGTCAAGTTTTAATTTTTTCCTATCGTATTTCTTCTTAGAAGATAATACTCTCTTACGAAATATCTTCCACTCTTTTATTCGAGCATAAGGGTTCTTACTAAAGTGTGGGTTACTGTATTTCATTTGTAATACTCTAGAGTAGACAAGTCCTATCATCTCTTAGTTATCTTGAAAGAATATCTTAACAAGGCCCGTAGTTAATACTAAACAAGCTACTGTATTAATCAAAGTTAAAGCTCTATCATTCCATCTGTACCCTACATATCCCCACATGGCTGTACCTAGTGAGCAAAGAGCTACATCATAGGTATGATATACCCCCGCTGCTCTTAGTACAGTAGCAGTTATTAATAGATAGCTTGCTATCCATTTAATGTACCAGCTTATATCTTTATATGGTGTTACTTTATCCATTCTCTAGACCTTCTATTCTCTTAGTTAGCCACCTAACTACTGTCTTATATTCTTCACTGTCCGTATCGTCGCTACACGCTTTAAGTGTCTCTATCTCTTGGCTTAATACCGACATGATATTAAATGAGATGCTATCCATAAGTAACTCCTCTTCATAAATGTCCCTAGATGCTGGCTCTACGATCTCTCTCATTTTAACTACAACGGGTAGCGGCATTGTATCTAGCGTATCCATTGTGATCTTTAGTATATCACAAAGCAAGTAATCCATTTCTAAAGCTTTGGCACTATCCATTTTTATTCTCCACTTTATCTATAGCAATAGCTACAGCAATAAACTTATCTACTTGTTCTTTAGTATCTCTAGAGAAACCATATATCATTTTTCTTAGCATCTTATTCTCATGTTTTAAATTTTCTATTTCAATATTATATTCATCAGGAACTTTACCATAACCTACTGTCCTATCCCATTCTCTTTGTGTATATTTAGTCATTAAGCTTATCCCAACTTACAGGAAATAGAGGTTTAATAATATCACTAATCATTTGTGCTACCTCTTGAGTTTCTCTTTGTGTATGATTATCCAATCGTAGCTTACACATACGACTGTAAGCTAACAAAGAACCTGTCCATATCCATTCAGTGTACGTCGCTTGTGGTAACACCATCCTTGCCTGTTCAGGCGAGCAACCCTCCAAGATCATTTGATAGTATAGCGAATGTAATTGCTTCAGATGATCTTCAGATAATCCAATATCTTTTGATTGGTATTCTTCATCAGAAGAACCTTGCTTGGCATTGTTTGCCTTCTTCCGCCACTTATAGGGCCAATAGTATTCCGGTTTGCTACTAACATACCGACGACTTACCTCATTCCATGCAAATCCTACCTGATGTTTAGCTAACTGTCTGGCTACAAAGATAGGTGCCTTGACCCGTAAGCTGATCTGTGGGTGTGCAAATGGAGACCAATGTTCATGATCTGCAAGATACTTAATGAGCTTACGATCCTTATCTTCTAACTCCTCACTTTCATTATCAAAAGAAACACGGGCTGCATTTACCACAGTCAAGTCTGTACCCATGTGATCTATATATTCTACATGCATCTATTCATTCTCCTCTAAATGGTGACCCCGGTAGGACTCGAACCTACGACCTGCGGATTAGAAGTCCGCTGCTCTAGTCCAACTGAGCTACGGGGCCAATAGGCATCATTACTTTCTCATAATCAAATTTCGTTTTGAACGTATCTTTGATGTGGATGAAGTCATCATCAAAACCAAGCACATCTCCATTATAGGTATAAGCTGTTTTAGGTATGGTAGTTATACCATATGCGAAAGAGTATCCTTTATCTGTTACACGCCACCATCCAGAATGTTTACTGTCACTGTCATCTGATGTCTGACGTTCGCACAAGCCCCACCATCTAGTTGTAGGTAGCTGATTGCTACGAACAATTTCTCTTGGAGCAATATTAGGTACGTCACACCAATCATTCTGTTTTGCAAGCCATATTAAAGATCGTGCCATCGTGTTATTAAAATTACGAGGATAAATTTTTCCCCATCTATCACAACATGGGCAATGACCACCATCTTCTCTTATGGTTTGCTTCCATTTAACTCGTGCTTCTGCTAATGTTTTAGTCATTATACTTCTATTTTCTCCTATAAAATGAAAGCAAAGGCGATGAGGATTAACCCCACCGCCCATGCAAAGCCTAATAGAAAATCATGCATTATGCTGCTAGCTTTACGAACTCTTCAGTATGTATCCAATTAGCTACTTCAAACTCACGCTTGAGCATACTCTGTGCTACATGATCGTGTTTACTTTTATTAAAACTAAAGCCATTATCTTTATGATGACTACTATAGTTAGTAAAGGTAGAATATAAAGCCCACATATTATTTCCTCGTTCATCTGCTTCCAGTACATATGTAGTGAGTAACTTATCTTTCTTTCCTTTAGATACAGGTAGAAACTCTATAACCTTTTGGGCATTTTGGAATGTAATATCCCTCGTTGCCCATGTTTGATACTTTTCTACTGTAGTATAGAACTCTTCTACTGACTTCTCAATTTCATTGATGAAGTTTCTCATATCGAAGTGCTTAGTATTCTTCTTTCGTACTACATCATACTCACCAGTAATCATACCATTGGTGCAGAAGAAATCTATTGCACCAAACAAAGCATTATTACTGGCACTACCATCTACAGAATGCCAAGATACATTTCTTAGACCAATCTCTGTCTTTTGTTTTCTACTTTCAATAGGGAACTTAACATTAGGAAATGTTATATCTTGTAAGGCCCATGCTCCATCTCTAGAAATCTTATACTTACAAACTAAGTTATCTAGTTCATTAGAAGAGAACTTACTTTGCATCATATCATGTTGCTGAGAAAAGAAATCCCTATGTGTGGTAAGGGGATACTCTTTACCAACATGACCCAAACCTTTCACAATCTCACCAAACTCATCGGTTCGATAGATATGTTTATGGTGTGGGAAGTAAGGTATATCTTCTTCCTTCATACTAAAGTCTATGACTGACCCATTCATTTTGAAAGGATCATTCTGAAGTTTATAAAACTCTATGTCATTCATAATAGTAGGTCTATCTTCAAACATTTCATTCTCCTTAGATTGGAACACCATGCTCCAACTTCCATTCCTTATTTTGTTCTTTAAGCCAACCGTTGATATACTCTATGTTTATTTCACAGATAAAATCTACATCAGCTTCACTCATTATCTCACTCTGTATATCAGAGCTTAGTTCTCTCGGATCATTTACAATTATATCATATGGATTACCTAACATCTACCTCATCCTTGCTAAATTTTCAATTAGATATCCATACCACCATCACCAACTACATGATGTCGCAAGCGAGTGTGGTATGGCAATAGCTTCACCCATGCCAGTAACTTTTCTCCGTCACTGATATGATCCTTTGCTTTGTTGGCTAGGTTTCTCCAAGTACGATTGACATGATATCCCCCACCGTAACAAACACCCTTACCCTTGCTGACCATTTTCCTAAGATCACCAACTGTGCCATGCCAAGGAAATGTAACTACATAATTGCGTTCACGCCTAGCACACAATGGACCTTTAAGACCACCACAGTTATTGCATGTCATTGTCTTGGACAATGTAGCAGGACAAGCCGCAAACTGCACACCATTATGCACAAAATTCTTAGGCGTGTCAGGCGGAACATCCAACACCGTAGGGATACCCTGCTTAACATACTGTGCAGCCTGATCTCTACTGGAAGCACTCGCATTGATGACAGTTTTACCTACACCCAACAAATGCTTCCACAAATCAGGAACAAAGTGTGAGTAGGTCCACGACCACCCACCTTTAGGCACAGCCTTACTCAAGGCAGTGAAGTAGGGCAGATCAAATTCATCTGACCCTTTCCAATCATCGGGTTTGAGTGGGCATGTATTGGGACAGGTAGCGTAAGGATTGCCCTCACCACCACGGTAAGTAGTAGCGCAGCCGTATGTTTTTGCGCCTTTACTGAACGGATGTAGACCTAGCATGTTCTTTCCTTCTACATGGTACATATATGTAATATGAT